AACTGAGCCAGCGTATAAACGCAAGGCAGTATCAAGTCGCGGCAGATCGCATCGTGTACAGCAGATTCCGTTTTGCTTACGGTTTGCGCGTAGATTTTCAACGCACCGAGTCGTTCACTCACCAGCATATCAAGGTGGTCAAAGTCGAGACGTTTCACTTTTGCAATGTTTTCGTATTTCACAAGTCCCCCTTACGCTTTTTGTACTTCTGCGCGTACCCGTCATTTCCAAGCCACCGATCAAGCTGCGCCCTCCAATCCCTGACCTGATCTTCACAAACCAAAATAAGATAAGGAGTCCCGCGCTTAGTTGCTACGATCTCCATCTCAGCGTAGGCAGCATCAAACCCCCGCCATTTGCCCAGTTGATGCAGCGTGAAGACTTCGTCAAGGTAGTACCAATTCTCCAGCGGTGTTGCTGGCGCGGGTTTAACGCGGGGCCAGTCTGCGAGGAGTTTGTCTATCTCTGCTGTTGATATTTTCATTTCTTCACCCTCTTGGTTTTCAAAACTTTCGGTGCCCACTTGAACACATCGGGCAGGGCTTCCTTAAGTTTCGGCACTCGGTTCTGTGGGTGCAGCACCCAGCGTGTGTCGAGCCACTTCACAGCAGCTTGCAGTTTCTCGGCTTGTGTCATTTCGCCTCCAGTGCTTTTACGTTTAAAGCTTCCAACAGCCCAGCCATGATCTCTCGGGCTTCGTGTGTGCTAAACGTCTGGTAGTCCTTTAGGACGATGCTCTCTGCCCTGCGGATTGCTTCGGCGGGAGTCATTTCAGAACGGGATATCGTCGGTCATATCGTCCATCGGGCGCTTTTGCTCCTGCGGCGCGGCCTTTTCCTTCGGTTTGAATGTGCTAACGGCGGCGTACCATTTTCCGCTTTTGCTTTCCTTCACATCCACGTTTACCCATTCCTCTCCGGCCTTGTGCTTCTCGCGGAGCCACACGCCCAGATCGGCAACCTTGATGCTAATTTGCGCCTTCACGAATTCGGGCGCGTTCTCATGCGGAGCCTTGACGATCAAGCCGTTTACAAATTCAATATCAGCCATTTAAGCTACCTTTTTGAGTTGGTTAACCATTTTGTCCACGGTATCCAAAAAGGCGACCACCGCAGCTTCCAGTTCCTTAATGCGCTCTGGATCACGCTTGTAACGAACAATAAACAGTTGCAGATGCTCGGGCAAATCGGGCCGGAAGCTGGCGAAATCGCACCATTCCCGACCGGTACACGCCATTTGCCACATCATCTGATTTTTGTACGTTGCCGGAACAACTCCAGCGATCAAATACGCCAGATGGGTGGCGACTTTTGGGCATTTAATCTCAACTAGCCCAAAATCGCCCACCAGACCGTCTGGGGACGCGCCAGCGCGGCTTGATGATGGGTGCTGACAAAACCCTACCTCGTCCACGCTAAACCCAGTCTCGGCTTCGTAGGCGCTTCTGGCGAGGGGTTCCATTTCCGTCCCGAACTGCATGGCAGCGTTGGTGTAGTCCGACCCCTGCGGCTTGCCCGTCAAAACCTCTGCAATTAACTGCGCTTGATAATCCCGATATCCAGCCGTTTCCGGCTTTGCTAGGACCGCCGAAACCATGCTAGCTGTGACTTTGCCAGCCCTTTCCGCGAGCCATTCTGGGCTTCCTTGGATGCTCATTGACTGCCTTCCAGAAAGCCTTCGGTGCGAACAAGAATCTCTTTGCGCTTGTTTTTTGCGTTCGTGAGCGCTGCCATGCCAGTTGTGTCGTTGTCCCGCTGGGCCTCTTTGTAAGCAGTCGTGAAAACCGCTTGCAGATCGGTCATTGAAGGCGCGGCAGCGAGGGCTAACAAATGCTTGGTGTAATCTATGGCTGGTTTGGCAAGGGTGTGAGTCGTAGAGTCTGCATCGTTGTCGCCCTCAGTTGGAATGCAGAACGCTTGCATGGCGGCGTATTTGTAGGCGGCACTCATGGCTTTGTTTGTCGCTTTGTCGCCTGAGTCCATCGCCTCGCCATATGTCACAACATGGTGATCTGAACCATCTTCGGCAGACACAAAAGCAAAGTCCACTTTGACGGTGACATACAGCAAAATTGTACCCTTAGCGTTTACGCGCTCGACAACCAAGCGTTCCTGAACATTCGGCAGGATGCACAATTTCGCACCTGCCAAGAATGGGGCGAGAGCGTTGTACACATCATCAATCCCGCGAAACTTGTATCCCTGCGCTTCGTTCTTGCGGTCTTTGCTGATGCCTTCTTTTGCAAGGCTTGCAGTCACCGAAGCGATTGCTTCGTACACTTTTTTAGTTGTCATTTGTCGCCCCAAATTAAGATTGAAAAACATATCACCGCGCCGATGGCGCAGGCGTAGCTGCAAATCTCGCTGATGCTCATTCCTCCTCCGAGGCGCGTTCGTTGGCGAGGTCTTGCACCATGTCCGAGCCTTGCAGGTGCGTGAGCAGTATTGCCTCGACCGAGGCGCGTTCGCGCCTAATGCGATTCTCTAACGCTTCTGTGTTGTCGCTGATCGCACACAGGTACATTTCCCATGCGTAGCTGGGGTCGCGGTTCTCCATCAGATAATCGTAAAGGTCAAACTGGGCGCGACCTTTCTGGGGCCATTGACCGTACTGGAGGACGCACTCAACGATCTCTTCCAACGCCAACTCCAACTCTCTTTCCGTCAATTCGCGGCGCTGGTCTTCGTCCCCGTGGGCCTCGTTCTGGCGGCTCATGCTGCCACCGCCAGAACAACAACCTGTTGCACCGAAAACTTTGCGGTGAATTTTGCGACCGCGATATCTTTTTGACTGGGCAAAAGTGTAAGCCGGTCAGTCACCGCATTTCCGTAGATATCGTCTCGTGTAATAAATGTCAAAAACCAATCAGCCGATTTGCGCTCAATCTTGTAGCGATTGACTGTGCGGGAATATTTGTATGCAGTCGGCACACCGCCGCCACTCATTCCGGTCGCTGTTGCTCCAGCGCGGTCTTTCTTTGCAATCTTAAGATTGTCGAGTTTGTCCTCCATTTTTGATGCCAAAATAAGTATGTCTTCATAATCTGCGGTGTGGGAAATTGCTTTCCTGTTGATAGCAGAGAGTGCTGCTTCAATTTTGCTTTTGTTTGATTCTGTGATTTTGATTTGCATTTCCATCTCCGTTTATTCGCTAGACTCGCTCTAGCTGCGTATTCCGAAACCCCCGCGTGAGCAGGGGCAGCGGAATAAAATGCTAATTCAGCAATCTTCCTGCTTCGCGTTCAAACGATACCCGCGAGTCTTGATGCTGGATTCCTCTGGCGTATGCTGTGATACCTGTAGCAACATCCCAAAAGTTTTCCATCGGTCTTTGTTCATCACTCATGTGCGCGGCTTTGATCGCAGAAGACTGTGCGCGAGTAAAACGTTTAGAGAGAAATTCATCGATATTGTCGATGCGTTTTGATCTTGCATCTTCGATTGCTTTAACAACGCTTGTGGTGCTGCTTGTTGCGTAGCTTTCGATTGCGGGTGCAATTTCTTCGAGCCAACGATCTGTAGCAGATGCTGTATGCCGGATTTTTATTTCCGCGTATTGCGTAGCACCCCACACGATGCGATTGCAACAAACGTAATCAAACAGAAAGGTGCTGATTCCCAAAGTCGATGAACCGACTTCGCTGTTCCACACAAAAAACCCTCGCGCCATTTCTCCCGATTTACCATCACGACGATTAGGAACCGTTATGCGGTGCTTTTCATCAGCAAGAAACACGAACATATCCCTATCAGAAGCATAAAGAGTCGTGTTGTTTTTTGTGATTGCAACGTCTTTGCCGAATTCGCCGGGGATGCGAAAATCGCCTGTCACACCATCCCCGAAACGATCTACTAACGCTTGCGTGATTGTCGAATTCCACACCCGCCCATAATTTGGGCCTGTAACAGCGCGGAGTTCAGCGGGGCCTCCGTTTTGATAAAGCAGGATTCCGCAATCTTCGATGTCCCGCGAAACCTGCAACCCGAAGTTGATGCAGTCTGCCGCCATGGGTGAGGGCAAGCTACGCAGATAGCCGGAAGGCGCTCCTGCGCGTTGTGCGAGTTGCCCAAATGACCAGTTTGTAATGTTTACATCACCACCGTTGGGGCCTACGCAGATCAAGGATTTGTTATCGTTTTCTACGGGGCGGCATTCGATGACGCGGCTGCTCATTACTTTTGCGCGGCTGCGTTCGCGGACGGTCTGCACATGGTCGTTGAGTTCGGTCAAGCTGAGGAAGCGTTCATCAGCGGGACGGGTGGACCATTGGCGATTTGCTTGCATTAATGTTGTCATATATTGTCCTGTTTTTGCTATTGCAGAACTCCGGGTCTGCTACCGTTGGTCTTTATGACCTAAATGAATTATAATCGCGTAAACCAAAATTGTAAACATTTATTTAACAATAGAGATTGCATAATGAAATCAACGACTTGTGTTGCTCATTTCGGGGGAAAACGACAGACTGCTGAGGCTTTGGGGCTATCTGTGCAAGCAGTTCATCAATGGCGCAATGTGGTGCCTCTGGCCTCTGCGTTCAAGGCTCAGGTGGTATCTAAGGGCGATATACTGGTGCAAATGTCGCTCTACGGCAGAAGCAACAAACATGAGTAAGGAATGGGATATTTTGCAAAACATAAAAATCGCGTTATGATTACAAATGATGCGTTGGTCGGCAGACCACGCAAGCAGAAGCCAGCCTTTACTGGCTGACGGCGCATCGCTTCTCTACCTTAAAGGAGGTAAAAGTGCATTATTACACTTGGAACATTGGCGACTATTCAAGTCATGCCAGCCATCTAAATCCCATCGAGGACGTTGCTTACCGGCGACTTTTAGACAAATATTACCTGTCCGAAGCGCCGATTTGTTTGGACATTGCTTCCGCAGCAAGATCCATAGGGATGCGCGAATACCAATCTGAGGTCGAAGTCGTCATCAGAGAATTCTTTACCCAGACCGAATCCGGCTGGGTCAATAAACGCGCCGAGCAGGAAATTGCCCATTTTAGGGGCAAAATTGACCAAGCGTCTCGCGCCGGTAAAGCATCCGCTGAACGCAGGTCAAGCGCCTGTTCAACGTCCGTTCAACGGACGAGCAACCAACCAATAACCAATAACCAAGAACCAGTAACCAAGAAAGAAAGTACATCGTCCGCTGCGCGGTCGAACCCCGCCCGTAAGAAGATATCTTTGCCAAGCGATTTTGCTGTATCGCTGCGAGTTTC